TTGCTGAAGATATTGATGGTGAGGCACTTGCAACTCTTATTGTTAATAAAATGAGAGGTATTTTGAATGTTTGTGCTGTTAAGGCTCCTGACTTTGGTGATCGTCGTACTTTGCTTATGAATGACATGGCTACCCTTACAGGTGGTGTAGTTGTTGATAAAGATAAAGGTATGAAACTTGATAAATTTGATTTAAATTGGTTGGGTGAATGTCGTACTGTAACTGTTACTAAAGAATCAACTACTATTGTAGATGGAGCTGGTGATGAAGAAGCAATTGAAGCATTATGTACTGAACTTCAATCTCAAATTGAAAATTCAACTTCTCCTTTTGAAACAGAAAAACTCCAAGAACGCCTTGCTAAACTCACAGGAGGAGTAGCAGTGGTTCACGTAGGAGGAAATACAGAAACCGAAATGCGTGAACGTAAGGATAGAGTAGATGATGCACTTCAGGCTACTAAAGCAGCCATTGAAGAAGGTATTGTACCTGGGGGTGGATTAGCATTGCTTAGAGCTTCCCATAATGTAGATTGTGAGAATGATATGGAGAATGCAGATCAAAAATTAGGATGTGCTATTGTTAAAACAGCTCTTCGTAAACCCTTTAAACAAATTCTTCAAAATGCAGGAGTTGAAGATGCTTCACGAATTGAATTTAGTGTAACATCTGGTGAAAAAATTGGTACAGGTTATAATATTAAAACAGGTAAGTTTGATGATTTCCTTGAAAAGGGTATTATTGATCCTACTAAAGTTACCCGTTGTGCTCTTGAAAATGCAGCATCTATTGCAGGTACAGTTTTGTTAACTGAATGTACTGTAGTAAACAAACCACAAGAACAGGATGAACCTCAACTTGGAGGTATGCCTGGAATGTTTTAAATTTAGATAATGTCTGGATTTGAAACTGTAGAACAGAAACAACTTATTGCCAAGCGAGTCCCCCCAGGGGACCGCTGGCAGTTGGTTGATCAACAAGGAGTTATTCATCCTACATTAACTGAAGCATTAGAAGCGTATTTTAAAAAAACACAATTTAATGCTGCTTTCTATTTAGATCCTATTGGAAGTGCCTTGTATGCTGTAGATAGAGTAGAAGTAGAAATTAAACCCGAACCAATCAAAACATTTGACTTTTATGGAGATGGCTACAACTAATAGTTTATGGGTCGAAAAATATCGACCTAGCGTTTTAGAAAATTATATTGGAAATGAACATCTTAAGGGTACTATTAGTAAGTACCTAGAGGATAATGATATCCAAAACATGATTTTTTATGGTCCTGCTGGGACCGGGAAAACTACATTGGCTAAATTACTAGTTAACAACCTTAATTGTGATTACCTTTATATCAATGCCTCAGATGAAAGAGGTATTGAAACTATTAGAGATAAAGTATCAGGCTTTGCTAGTACTATGTCTTTTAAACCTCTTAAAGTGGTTATTCTTGATGAGGCTGATTTCCTTACAATTCAAGCACAGGCTTCACTTCGAAATGTTATTGAAACATTTTCTAAGAGCACACGATTTATTTTAACTTGTAACTATGTGGAACGTATTATTGATCCACTTCAATCTCGTTGCCAAGTACTTAAAATTGTACCTCCTAGTAAGGGTGAAGTAGCTAAACATGTATTTCAAGTATTATCTAAGGAAAATATCCAACATGATAATAACAATTTAAAGACAATAGTAAACCAATATTACCCAGATGTACGTAAAATGCTTAACGTATGTCAGTTGTCTTCTAGGCAAGGTGAATTAGAATTAGATCATCAAACACTTGTATCATCTAATTATATTGATAAAGTAATTGAATTATTACCTAATAAAAAGTCATTTAAACAAATTAGACAGGTTATCGCCGATTCTAATGTAGGTGATTTTGAATCGCTGTATAAAACGTTATATGAGCGTATGGACGAATATACATCACGCCCTGCTGAAGCAATTATTATCATTGAAGAATACATGTATCATTCAAACTTTAGAATCGATAAAGAAATTAATGCGATGGCTTGCATTTCTAAACTACTAGAAATCTCAGGAAAAGTTGTTTTATAAAGACATAATACAATTTGGAGATAGAAAATTTCTATTGTATCGTACGGTACGAGATGAAAAAAAAGTAGATGCTAACCTACTTAAAAAATATTGGCGTTGTGACACAGTTTTAAAAAAAGAAAATGTATATTACTTTTGTAATGAAATTAAAGAAATAGATTATGAAGAAATCAGAAATGACCCCCCAACAACCTCAAATTGATTTGAGTAAAACCACCACCATTGAAACTGAAAATGGTGGTAAGGTATGGCAACAAGGATTTGTTTTGCGTAAAGTATCACGCTTTATTACTAATAGTTCTGAAGATGCTGTAATGCCTATTCCTGTATTTTATGATCCCGAAACAGGTAAAATCCTAGGACAAGGTTTGCCACCTGAAATTCGAGGTGATTATGACACTATTTGATTGGTTAAAAGAATTAACAGGTAAGAAACGAGATTGGGACTCCTTCTCGGATAAAGAGAGGGAGTCCTTTAATCCTTATATGATTAATCGTTTTTTATCTATGCACCAACCTTTTGTAGAGTTAATAAACTATGTGCAAACCATTCCTTACACTAATAAGAAAAAGTACTATATAGTGTACTGTGGTTTACTACCTAAACAAAATGTTTGGTTAAAATATATAAAATCAAAAATGAAACAACCTACCACTGAATTAGTAGAGGCCTTGTCTAAAATTTATGAATGTTCTACTCGTGAAGCCGCTACTGCAGTTGCTACTTTAGATAATGATATTCTAGAAGATATGTTATATAAAGCAGGCTACCAGGATAAAGAGGTAGTAAAAATGTTTAAATAATGGACAGTATAGTAAAATCAGTTATAAAACAATTTACTGAACGAGCAGAGTTTGGTAAAGAAAAGTATGGTGTTGATTTAGATAGAGAAGATTTAGTATTTGGAGAATGGGTTACTCATATGAAAGAGGAACTTATGGATGCTATACTTTATTTAGAAAAAATAGAAAAGTTATATGGCCAAGAAACCCCAAATACTTAAGGAGATACAGAATAAAGAATTGCCTGAGGTAAACTATGCTTACCAAAAGACAATTTCTTATTCCCAAATGTCAATGTATAGGAGTTGCCCTCACAAGTGGTCACTTCAATATAAGGATGGACACTATCAAAATCAACAATCCATCCATTTTACTTTTGGAACATCTATGCATGAAGTAATTCAAGATTGGCTTACTACAATGTATGAAGAATCAGGAGTAAAAGCAGATGCTATGAACCTGGAAGAAATATTCCAGGAAAAATTCGTAAACTTATATAAAGAAGGTTATACTAAAAATAAAGATACTCACTATTCATCACCCGAAGAATTACGTGAGTTCTTTGAAGATGGGGCAGCAATACTAGATTTTCTTAAAAAAAGACGTAAACAATACTTTGGTAATCGTGGATGGCACCTTGCAGGTATTGAATTACCCATTGTGATGAACCTTAGTAACAATTTAGTATACAAGGGTTTTATTGATATGGTATTATACCATGAACCTACAAATAAATTTTATGTATACGATATAAAAACGTCTACTAGGGGATGGGGTGCTAAAGCTAAAAAAGATGAAACTAAGCAAATGCAGCTTGTACTTTATAAAAAGTTTTTTAATGAACAGTATGGAATTCCACTCGAAAATATAGAAGTAGAATTTTTTATTGTGCGTAGAAAAATTTGGGAAAATAGTGATTACCCTATCCATAGAGTACAACTCCATAGACCTGCTGCTGGTAGGAACAAGCTTAACAAAGCAAATAAAATTTTAGATGAATTTATTACAGATTGCTTTTCCCCTCAAGGTAAATATTTAGACGTGGAACACCCAAAAGTTGTATCTAAATTATGTGAGTGGTGCCCTTTTAATAATAATAAAGAGTTATGCAATAAAAAATAAAATTATGGAAAAAAGTTTTGAAAAACATTTTAATATGTTATTGTCTAAATTAAAATTAGGTGAAAACTTTGCATTTGCACGATTTTCTGATGGGGAAATGTACCTTTTAATGGATAGGAGTACTACACTTGGGAATGGTTATTATGCAATAGATGGTAAAAAACATACGGGTTCATACCATCCTATAAACTACAAAAACATCAACCCTAACGAACATGGATTTTTTTATGATGCGTTAAAAGATGCTTTTAAGCACCATGCTGAAAATTATTTTGTTGGCCTCAGTTGCAGATGTTGTGTTGGAGAAGATAATTTTAAATGGCAAGTAGATTTAAGAGGGGGGGATGATGATAATTTAACTTGGTCAAATCTTTTAATAAACGGTAATTTTAGTAGGTTTATTAACGAGATGGTACCCCTATTTAACAATAAAAAAGTTGTTTTTATTGGTAATGAAAATCTTGATTTATTAAAACTTCCTTTTAAAGTAGAAAAAGATTTTAGAGTAGGAAATAACTGTGCTATTAATGATTTTGATTTATCTGACAAAATAATCAAATGGGTAAAAGAAAATAATATTAAGAACCACTTATTTCTATTTTCAGCTGCTTCTTTAAGTGAAGTGTTAATACATAAATTATTTGTTGAAGAAAAAGAAAACACATACATAGATGTAGGTACTGGGTTAAATTTGTATTTGGGAGTTGATACGTCCCGTGGATATTTACGTGGTACAAATAATAAAATGTGCATTTGGTAATATTAAGTTATGAATATATATAGTAAAATAGATAGCAATAGATTTGGTTATAAAATTGGTAAAATAGATGAATCATTTTTTAATGATAAAAGCATTGATGAAGCAATACAGTACTTTAAAGAAAATGATTATGAATGTATTTTTTCAAGAATTGACCATTCAAGACTTGATTTAATTAATGGGTTAGAACAACGTGGTTTTACTACAAAAGATATGCAATACACACTTCGTAATTCATTTAGGAATTATAAAGGTGAACTTCTTTTTAAACCTACAAAAAGAACAGATGGGTATGTATTTGGGGAAGCTCAAGAATCTGAAACAGACCAAATAATTAATATTGCTAAAAATTCATTTAGGGGGTATGGTCATTATTCTACAGATAATAGGCTAAACCCCCAAGATTGTTTAGATGCTTATGTAGATTGGACCTATAATTCATGTATCAATAAAAATGTTGCAGATAAGATATTTGTAGCAAAAAAGAATAATGAAGTTGCGGGGTATATAGCATATAAAAAATTTACTAGAGAAAATTCACTATATGCTGCGGGAGTTTTAGGTGCAGTAGACCCAAAACACAGGGGCAACAGATTATTCCCAGACATTGATATAGCTGGATTAGAATGGGGCATTGAAGAAAATATGGCTTGGCAAGAACATAATGTATTACTTGATAATTTTGCTGTATTTAAGGCTCACATGAGTGTAGGGTATAAACCACATGAATTTATGGTAACTCTACATGGTTGGATAGATGAAATAAAATAAAATTATGAGGTATAATAATGTAGGAATAAAGGGTATTGGAGCTTTTTTACCTCCTTCTATAAAAACTGCGTCCGATATAGAACAAAATGCACCTACTTCTGGGGAATGGGTGTATAATAAATTAGGTATTCGAGAAAGAAGAACAGCTTTAAACCAAACCCCTTCAGATTTAGGAGTTAAGGCTGCACTAGAAGCTATAAAAAATGCAGGGTTAACTAAAGAAGATATAGATATGATTATAGTAGCTACTTCTAGCGGTGAAAAAACATCTCCTTCTACAGCATGTATTATACATAATAAACTTAATCTTAATAAAAATACTCCTTCTTTTGATGTAAATGCTGTATGTGCAGGTTTTGTGTATGCTTTATCAATTGCTTGTCCTTTAATTACTACTAAAACTTATAAAAATATTTTAGTAATAGGTACTGAAACTTATTCCAAAATTACAAATTGGGAACACCGAAACTGTGTATTTTTTGGGGATGGTGCTGGAGCTGTAGTAATAGGGGAATCTAACAAAGGGTGGATGTCTGTAGAATTAAATGCTAATGGGCAAGGAACTGGAATGACAGGTTTTTCTTTAGACCCTGGTGGGACATATGTAACTAACCCTAAAGAAGTATGGGATCAGGCTGTTACCGTCCTTCCTCTTTCAATAAAACAAATATTATCTAATAATAATCTTTCCCCTAGAGACATAGATCATTTTGTTCCTCACCAAGCTAGCATTAATATGTTAAAGTTAATAGCACAAGAAGTAGGTCTTGAAGAGGGAAAATTAAAAACAGTTATGGAAAAGTATGCTAATATTGCCGGAGCTTCAATTCCTATAGTTTTAGATGATATTAACAAACAAAATTTAATAAAACCCAAACATAAACTTCTTTTAACAGCTATTGGATCAGGTTGGGCTTGGGGTTCTGTTATAATAAATTATGAAAATTAATATGAGAAATAATCCATACCAAATAGTAAAAATGTTTGAAGAGGAGATTGCCCAATACACAGGTGCTCCTTATGTAGTTACAGTTGATAGTTGCACTAATGCTTTATTTTTAATGTGCAAATACCTTAATGTAAAAGAAGTAACTATACCTTCACAAACATACTTATCAGTACCACAATCCATTATACATTCTGGTGGAGAAGTAATATTTGATAAAAGACCAAAATCAAATCATTGGAAAGGTGTTTACCAATTAAAACCATATCCAATATATGATGCTGCTAAAAGATTTACTAAAGACATGTACATAGAAGGATCTTATATGGGTTTATCATTTCATATAAAAAAACAACTCCCAATTTGGAAGGGAGGGGCTATTTTATGTGATAATAAAGAAGCATATGAATGGTTTAAAAGAGCCAGATATGAGGGTAGAAGTGAAAAATATTATAAAGAAGACGATATTGAATTTTTAGGATGGAATATGTATATGACCCCACAACAAGCAGCCCATGGGCTAGCCTTATTCCAAAACTATCCAGACCATAAAGACGATATAACTGAATTGAACGGTTACAGAGATTTAACTGAATTTACAGTTTTTAAAAATAATAAAACTATAGATTAAAATGAATAAAAGAAATATAAAAAAAACAGCCCTAATATTAGGTGGAGGTGGTTTTATAGGAGGCCATTTAGCAAAACGACTTAAAGATGAAGGATTTTGGGTCCGTGTTGTTGATATAAAAGAACAACATGAATTTTGGGATCATGATAAAATTTGCCATGAATATATTTGTGGGGATCTTAGAGATCCTAAAATTGTAAGCCGAATTATGTTTTCCCCTACCCAAACTACAGAAAAAAATTGCCCTAATTCATTTGATGAAGTATATCAACTTGCTGCTGATATGGGGGGAGCAGGCTATATCTTCACAGGTAATAACGATGCTAACGTAATGCACAATTCAGCATTAATTAATCTTAATGTTGTGTATGAGGCTGCTAAAAAAGGAATCAAACGAATATTTTATAGCTCCTCAGCTTGTATGTATCCTGAACACAACCAGTTAGACCCTAATAACCCAAATTGTGAAGAATCAAGTGCTTACCCAGCAAACCCCGATTCAGAATACGGTTGGGAAAAATTATTTAGTGAGCGCTTATTTTTATCATTTAATCGTAATTATAACCTTGATGTTAGGGTAGCTCGTTTTCATAATATATTTGGACCTATGGGTACTTGGGCTGGTGGTAAAGAAAAAGCACCTGCTGCTATGTGCAGAAAAGCTGCTGAAGCTGTATCTGAAATTGAAGTATGGGGTGATGGTCAACAAACAAGATCGTTTCTTTATATTGATGAATGTGTAGAAGCGGTGCTCCGCTTTATGAGACAAGAAGAATTTTATGGTCCTGTTAATATTGGATCTGAAGAAATGGTTACTATTAATCAGTTAGCCCAAATTGCTATAGATCTTTCTGGAAAGGATTTATCAATCAAAAATATAGATGGCCCTTTAGGAGTTAGAGGAAGAAATTCCGATAATAAACTTTATAAAGAAAACATGGGATGGGAACCAACACAACCCCTTTATAAAGGAATGAAACAAACATTTAAATGGATAAACCAACAAGTAAAATGAGTAAAAAAATATCAATAATAGGTGTAGGTAAACTAGGGCTTTGTTTAGGTCTTAATTTGGAAACAAAAGGATATAATGTATTAGGTATTGATGCGAGTAAACCTTACATTGAGTTACTCAAAACTAAAACTCTTAAATCTAGTGAACCTTTTGTAGAAGAATTACTACAAAATAGTTCTAATATAGAGTTTACAACTAATTTAACACGTGCCGTAGAATCTGATACTATTTTTGTAGTAGTAGCTACTCCATCGACCCTAGAATGGAAATATGATCATACTCAAGTTGAACAAGTAGCAGATGAGTTGATAAAATTAGGTAAGCAACCTACTAGAAAAGATTTAGTTATTAATTGCACTACTTTCCCAGGATATTGTGATACTTTACATGAAAAACTCAAAGAATATAATTATTACGTTTCGTATAATCCTGAATTCATAGCCCAGGGCACTATTATTAAAGATCAATTAAATTGTGATAATGTTTTAATTGGAGAAGCTGATGAAATTGCAGGTAATAAGATTGAAACAATCTATAAAGACCTATGTGAATCCGATCCCTATTATAATAAAATGTCTTGTACCGAAGCAGAATTAGTGAAATTAGCTACTAATTGTTTTTTAACTACTAAAATTAGTTTTGCCAACATGGTAGGGGATATTGCTAGTAGATTAGAATGTGACGCTAATAAAGTATTACAAGCTATAGGTACTGATTCTAGAGTAGGATCTAAATACATTAAACCTGGATTTGGGTTTGGGGGTCCATGTTTTCCTAGAGATAACAGGGCATTAGCTAAATGTGGTGAAGAATTAGGGATAGATGCTGCTATCTCTAAAGCTACAGATGAAATGAATAAAAAACACCTTCAATATCAAATTGAAGATTTTGTAAAAGCTAATCCTGATAGAACTAAAGAAATAGAAATAGAATATGTTACTTATAAAAAAGATAGTGTTTTGTTAGAAGAATCCCAACAACTGGAGTTTGCTCTTAAATTAAAAGAATTAGGTTACTCTATTAAAATTTTAGATCAAAGAAAAGAAGTATTAATTCAATTAAAAAATTTATTATGAATCTAGATCAAAAAATAAGCAATTGGTTAGAAAATTATCTTACCCACAATAAATTAGATACTTTTATTATTGGAGTAAGTGGTGGAATAGACTCTGCAGTAACTTCTACATTATGTGCTCTTACCAATAAACCTACTATAGTAGTAAGTATGCCAATCCACCAGGCACCTACTCAACTACAACGAGCTCATGACCATATTAAGTGGTTAAAAATGAATTTTCCTAATATTTTATCTTTAGAGTATGATTTAACTACTACATTTGAAACTTTTAAATTATTATTCCCAACTGATGATTTATTAGCCCTAGCTAATTCTAGAGCTAGACTTAGAATGACTACTTTATATCAAGTAGCTGCTGAAAACAAAGGAATAGTAGTAGGTACAGGTAATAAAGTAGAAGACTTTGGAGTAGGGTTTTATACAAAGTATGGAGATGGTGGAGTTGATATTTCCCCTATTGCAGACTTAACTAAAACAGAAGTCAGACAATTAGCTAAGGATTTAGGAATAAATAATGAAATTATTATTGCACCCCCAACAGATGGGTTATGGGGTGATGATAGAACAGATGAAGATCAAATTGGTGCTTCTTATGAAGAGTTAGAATGGGCTATGGAATTTAGAGGCGACCCCACTACTTTAACGGGTAGAAATAAAGAAGTATATTATATTTACAATAATTTTAATACCAAAAACAAACATAAAATGCTTCCCATACCTATTTTTAAAAAATATTAATGGCTTATTATTCTTTATATAAGGGATCTCACAAAGCAGGCATTGGATCCTTACTCCAAATTCAACAACATTTATATGCTTATACTCGTATAAATAATCTAGAATTTTACCATCCAGGATTTAGTGAGTTAGCTCATTGGGAGTATACTAATTACTCTCAACAGGAATATTGTGATACACTTAATAAGTTTTTTAATTTACCCACTGTAGATAATAATCAAGATTTAGAATTTGTAAGTGATAGATATTTAATTAAAGAGTGGGGGGAACAATTTAATAACCAAAAACAAGAATATATTAAAGAATTAGCTTCTTGTATTCAATATAAAGGAGATTTATATTTTAACCCCAATAAAACTTCAGTTGCGGTTCATATTAGAACGGTAAATTCACAAGATAACTGTTTTGCTTCCTCTCGTGAATATTATAATAAAAATAAAATATCTTATTACACTGACTTATTAAATAAAATAACATCCACTCACGGAAAGAACCTAGATATCCATGTATTTTCCCAGGGGGATGAAAAAGATTTTCAATTTTTAGTAGATACCCATGATGCTACTTTACATATAAATGATAATATATTAACTACAATTTATCATTTAACATTTAGTAATATTTTAGTAACTGCTAATAGTTCTCTTAGTTGGAGTGCTCATTTATACGGGCAAAATAATGTTGTATATGCTAGACCTACTTTTTCTCACTCATGGTATCCTAATACAAATTTAACATAATAATATGAACATTAAAAAATATATTCCTTCTCAATTATTGGTAAATGAAAAAATTGAACTCCCAGATAATTTTACTAAAGTAAAAATAGATATTGGACTATCTCATAATGCCCCTAATTCTGAAGTCTGGTTAAATGCAAACCCAAATGATTTAGTTGTATTTGGATTTGAGCCCAATCCTAAAGCACTTAGCATACTAAAAGGAGAATTAGAACGGGAAGGAAATTTTGCTAATGTTTTATCTTTAGACAAATTAAATAGTAATTTTTTCCTAATACCTTTGGCGTTAGGGAATGAAGATAAATTAAGTAATTTTTATGGTGTTACAAATATAGATTGTGGAGTTTCAAGTTTATATAAACCTAATCAATGGGATTATACTCAATCCCAAGTCCCTCAGTTTAAATTAGATACCTTTCTAGAATTATTTCCTTTTAATCAAATCCCTTATATTTCCCATATTAAAATAGATGCCCAAGGTCATGATTGGAATATAATTAAAGGAATGGTTAACCATCTAGATAAAATAGCTTATATTTCTTATGAATCTACTACTCGTGGTCAATATCAAGGAGTGACAGAAGAAGTAGGTCACATACATAATTTGTTAATAGAAAATAAATTTAGACAGGAAGGTAAAATGGGTTGTGATTTAATTTATTTTAATGAAAATTTTAATAATATTAAAGATCAAATAGATTTTAGATTAGAAGGACTATGATTACCTTTAATGAATTAGGGAAATATGGGAGGCTTGGAAATCAATTATTCCAATACGCTGCTTTAAGAGCTTTAAGTTTAAAAAAAGAATACGAGATATCTTTACCTCTTTTAGAAGATAAAGTTTGGCATGGGCAGAAATGTTTATTGGGTAATTTTACCATTATTACTAATTACTCTTCATTTTCTCCTTCTTATACTTATTCTGAATCTTCACTTACTAAATTTGACCCTAATTTTTTTGATCTTCCTGATGGAGTAAACCTTCACGGGTTTTTTCAAAATTTAGAATATTTTGATAAGTACAAAGAAATTATCTGCAAAGAACTTACTTTAAAGTCTTCTTATCTAAATCAAGCCCAAACCCTACTTTCTAATTATCAATCTTCTTACCCAGACTATAAATTAGTTACTTTACACATTCGAAGAGGAGATAATATTACAGTAAATGGGGGTTTTATTTCTTTATTTGGTTCTGATAGTACTAAGTTAGATCCTAATTCTCCTTGGGCTATTTATTTTAACAATGCTAAAAAGATTTTTGGAGAAAAAACCAAATATTTAGTCTTTACTGGGGGTAATAGGGATAATAATGATCAAGCGGATTTAGATTGGGTTACAAATAATCTAGGTTCTGAATGTATTTTAGCATCTACTTTGGACCCATTATTAGATTATGCTTTAATTTATCTTTGTTCTAATAATATTTTAAGTTATGCTAGTAGTTTTGGATGGTGGGCTTCTTATTCTAATTTAGATCCTAATAAAAAAATAGTAATGCCAAAAAATTATTTTGTAGATGGTCAAGATACTACTAGATTAACCCCTAAAAATTGGATAACAATATGATATTACTCTGTTTTGGAACCCGCCCCGAGTGGCTTAAAATTAAACCCTTAATAAAGGTATTAGACAACTACCAACTTTTATTTACTGGACAACACCCAGATTTGCTTAAAGATTTAAAGGTGGATCATAAAATAACTATTAAAGATAATCCTAATAGACTAGATCAATTAATTAGTGATTGCCTCCTACAATTCCCAAAAGATGATTTTGATTCAGTGTTGGTACAGGGAGATACAGCTTCTGCTTTTGCTTGTGCTATAGCTGCCTTTAATAGAAAAAAGAAAATTTATTATTTAGAAGCAGGTCTTAGAAGTTACAATTTAGATCATCCCTACCCTGAAGAAGGATACAGACAAATGGTAGCTAGATTAGCAGACGTTAACCTTTGCCCCACAGAATTATCTAAACAAAATTTAATAGACGAAAAAGTACAAGGAGAATGTCACGTAGTGGGGAACACAGTATTAGATAACTTACTGCCTTATAAAGATAAATGTGAATATACTAATAAAGTGTTAGTTACATTGCATAGAAGAGAAAATCATCATCAAATGAATCAATGGTTTACTGAAGTAAATAATTTAGCTAAAAATAACCCGGATTTAGAATTTATTTTACCTATTCACCCAAACCCAAATGTTCAAAAACACAAACATTTACTTACTAATATAAATGTAGTAGAACCCTTATCCCATCCTGAATTACTAGATATTTTAGTAAAATGTAAATTAGTAATTAGTGATAGTGGGGGGTTACAAGAAGAAGGCAGTTTCTTTAATAAGAAAGTTATAGTATGTAGAGAAACTACAGAACGTCCTGAAGCTATAGAAACAGGGCATCTATATTTATGTCCTTCCCCTTTGGGGTTAGAAAGCAAATTTGAAGATTTAATAAATGGTTATTATATTGACTCAACTTGCCCTTATGGAGATGGTCAATCTAGTCTAAAAATAAAAACAATAATAAAATAAAATGATTACAGTTATATTAAATTGTTATAAACGCCCTCAATATCTTCAAGAACAAATTAAATCAATACTCAACCAATCTACCCCACCAGAAGATATTTGGATTTGGTACAATAAACCTGAAGACCAAGAACAATATGATTTATCTAATTTAGGGTGTAAAGTAGTAACTTGTAATCATAACTATAAGTTCCACGGTAGATTTGCGTATGGTTTGTTAGCACAAACTGAATATGTTGCTTTTTTTGATGATGACACTATTCCGGGTAATAAATGGTTTGAAAATTGTATAAACACTATAGAACAGGGTCAAGATGGTATATTAGGTACTACTGGGGTTTATTTATTAGGGGATAATTATTCTAATAATACTAAGTTTGGATGGAATGGAGAACAAAACCCATCCACAGTAGAAGTAGATTTAGTGGGCCATGCTTGGTTTATGAAAAAGAATTATCTTAGATATCTTTGGTACGAAGATCCTATTAGTTGGGATAATGGAGAAGACATGCAACTAAGTTACCAAGCTCAAAAGTACGGAAATATAAAAACATACGTACCCCCTCATCCTTCAGAAGATACTTCAATATGGGGTAGCCTTCCTAAAACTGGGATAAAGTATGGATCAGATAAAGCTGCTTCTTGGATTCATAATTCTGACCATGGTAATTTGAGAGATAAAATTGTGCAGGAACAAATAAAAAGAGGGTGGAAACTTTGTAGAAATAATTAAATTTTATATTTTCAATATATGTATATCAAAATATAAGCTATGAAAAAAGATATGACATTAACTAGTGTAAAGATTCAAAGTGGTTTGTTTGATGAGTTTAAAGTTGCCTGTGTTAGGCAAAAGTTTTCTTTCCAAAAACTTGCTGATCGAGCAATCCATATGTATCTTACCAATGAGGATTTTAAAAGACAAATCCACAATCATACTAATTTAGATTTAAAAGACTAAAAATAAAAAATAATGGTTACGAAAATGGAGGGGTACATTCCCCAATCCGAAAGGAAAAAAATATTATTGTTATGTGATGATATTAGAACCCACTCAGGGATAGGAACTATTGCTAAAGAAATAGTTTTACATACTTGCCACCACTATAATTGGGTTCAAATAGGAGCAGCAATTGACCACCCTGAACAAGGGAAACGGATGGATTTAAGTGAAGAAACTAATAATCTTGTAGGACTCAGTGATTCTTCTGTAACGGTATATCCTAATAACGGATATGGAGACGCAGATAAGCTTAGAAAAATGTTAAAGGATGAAAAACCTGATGCTATTTTTATATTTACTGATCCTAGGTATTGGACTTGGCTGTTCCAAATAGAGAATGAGGTAAGACGTAAAATCCCTATTATTTATTTAAATATTTGGGATGATTATCCTGCTCCTATGTATAATAAAACTTATTACGAATCATGTGATTTGCTATTAGGTATTTCAAAACAAACTGTTAATATTAATAAAATTGTTTTGGGAGATAAAGCGAAAGATAAAAGTATAGAATACATTCCTCATGGTTTGAATGATAAACTTTATTTTCCTATAAATAAAACTGATAAACAATGGGATGAGTTTTGGGAATTCCAAAATCAACTTTTTGGGGGGGAACAATATGATTTTGTAGCTTTATATAATTCTAGAAACATTAGAAGAAAACAAGTACCCGATACTATATGGGCTTTTAAGCAATTTGTAGATAAATTACCTTTAGAAAAAGCTAAAAAATGTGCTTTAGTATTACACACTCAAAAAGTAGATAGTAATGGCACTAATTTACCTGCTGTAATTGAAGCTTTATGTGGCCATGATATGGACAGATACAATTTTATATTTTCAGACCAAAAACTTTCAAATGAACAAATGAACTATCTGTACAATAGTACAGACATTCAAATCCAGCTTACTTCTAATGAAGGTTGGGGGTTAAGTTTAACTGAAGCTTTACTATGTGGTAATCCTATTATAGCCAATGTTACCGGGGGTATGCAAGACCAAATGAGATTTATAGATCACGATGGTAAATGGTTTACTCCGGATGCTAATATACCTTCAAATCATAGAGGTACATTTAAACAACATGGTAAATGGGCACTTCCTGTTTACCCTACTAATATTTCCATTGTTGGCTCAGTACCAACTCCTTATATTTTTGATGATAGATGTGATGCTTCTGACGCTGCTGAAAGATTATTAGAAGCCTATAATATGGGCCCTAAGGAAAGGGAGGTTAGAGGAAGTTTAGGAAGAGAATGGGCCTTAAGTGATGAAGCAGGATTTACATCTGAGAAAATGTCTTATAGAGTAATGAATGCTATAAATAAATTATTTGAAAATTGGTCCCCCCGAGAACATTATTCTCTTATAAAAATAGAAGAAGCAAAGCCTAATTTTGTCCCCCATAACTTAGAATACTAATGAAACCTTTATTAATAATAAGCTGCCCTATTGACACTTACAGTGGTTATGGTGCCCGATCTAGAGATGTAGTAAAAGCTCTAGTTGAACAGAATAAATATGATGTTAAAATTTTACCCCAAAAATGGGGAAATACCCCTTGGGATTTTATACAAGACCATCATGATGAATGGGGGTTTCTTCAACCCCTTCTCCTCCCTATAGGTAATCAACTCCCTGCTAAACCTAAAGTTTGGATTCAATTAACAATACCTAATGAATTTCAACCTGTAGGAGAATATAATATTGGTATTACTGCTGGTATAGAAACTACACTTTGCCACCATAGTTGGATTGAGGGGATAAATAGAATGGATTTAACATTAGTCTCTTCTAATCACGCTAAAGATACTTTTAAAAATACTTCTTATACTCAACAAGATGATAAAGGTAATGTATTAGGAACTGTAGAAGTTACTAAACCCCTTGAAGTACTATTAGAAGGAGCTAATTTAGATAAATATTTCCCCTCAAAAAATACTAAAACATTTGATTTAGATCAGATAAAAGAATCGTTTGCTTACTTATTTGTAGGACATTGGATGCAAGGTGATTTAGGGGAAGATAGAAAAAATGTAGGACTATTAATAAAATGTTTTTACGAAACATTTAAAAATAAAAGTAAAACACCTGCTTTAATTCTTAAAACAAGTAGTGGGGGTGCTTCTTATATGGATAGAGACTCTATTTTAAGTAAAATATATCAAATAAAACAATCTATAAAAGCTGATACATTACCTAATATTTATTTAATCCATGGGGAACTTAGTGATAAAGAAATAAATGATTTATACAATCATAAAAAGGTTAAAGCAATGGTTAATTTAACTAAAGGTGAAGGATTTGGAAGACCTTTGCTAGAGTTTAGTTTAACTAAAAAACCTATTATTACTACTAATTGGAGTGGACATATTGATTTTTTAGATAGTAAATTTACTACTCTAATTCAAGGAGAATTAACAAATGTACATCCTAGTGCCCAAGCTAAAGATATGATTTTAGCTGAAAGTAAATGGTTTACTCCTGATTTATCTGAAATTAATTTTAGATTATTAGATATGTTTAATAATTATAAAAATTATGAAAAGGGGGCATTACTCCAATATCATAAAAGTAAAAACAATTTTAGTTACCAAAATATGTTAGAAACCCTTAATTCACTAACGGATACTTACATACCAGATTTTCCTTCTCCTATATCTTTAAATCTTCCTAAGTTAGAAATGCCTAAATTACAAAATAATGTCTAAAGATAAATTAATAACTTGCCCTCGATGTGGTAGTGATGCTTGCTATGATAATCAAGAATCTCCTAATTTAATCAATCGTATGTGCTATGGGTGTGGGTTTATGACTCATAATTATATGAAAGAAGATAGTGAATTTCTACAGGAACAACTTGAGGTTCTTCCTGAATTATATAAAGATTTAATTTTTATAGATGATAATGGGTATCATTGGATTCCTAGTACTGTTAATCTTCCTGAAAAGGGCATGATATACGTAAACGGAGCTTCAAGTGAGAATTGGAATTGGACAGCAGTACCAGTTAAACTAATCCCAGAAGATGAAAAAGAAAGATTCCCCATAAAAGGAAAGCCAGGTCAATTCCACATTTATAAGATGGATCATTCTTTAGCAAAAAGTTTTAAAGAACGTGATTATATAGAAGCTTTAGATTATATTGGTGTCTTCAATAGTAAAATCACTCCACCTAATATTGGTTCAACAGGTAGTTATCCTTCTGAATCAAGTGAAAAATAAAAATATGAAAATTAGTTATGGTCTTACTGTATGCCATGAGCATAAAGAAATAGATAATTTAATAAAATATCTTCTTGAAAGGATTTCTTTGGAAGATGAAGTTGTAGTTGTTTATGATCAAAATAGAATCACATCTGAAACTATGCAAGTTTTAGAATCTTATAAGGAAAATATTGCTTATTATCCTTTTGATTTTCAACAAAATTTCCTTGAAAACAAAAATTATTTAAACTCCAAATGCACAGGGGATTATATTTTTCAGTTAGATGCTGATGAAATCCCTAGTGAAGTGTTAGTTGCTAATTTAAAGGCTATTTTAGAAAACAACCCAGTAGATTTACTTATTACTCCTAGAAAAAATTTAGTAGAGGGTCTTACAGATCAACATGTAAAACAATGGGGATGGAGAGTAACTAATGAGGGGTGGGTAAACTGGCCAGATGCTCAAAAAAGAATATATAAAAATACTTCGGATATTCAATGGAGAGGACATCAAGTTCATGGTATGGTAGATGGTTATAAAACGTATGCTACTCTACCTATGGAGGAACATTTTAGTATCATCCATAATAAAGAAATCCAACGTCAAGAATCCCAAAACGAAAGATACGCTAAAATAGGTTAATAATGGATCCTGTAATTAATATTATAACTAGAACTCACAAAAGACCTAAATATTTTAGTAACTGTGTTAAATCTATAATACAACAATCTTACCAAAATATTAGGCATATTGTTACTTACCAAACAGAAGAAGATTATAATTATGTTAAACAATATACTCATAATATTACTCCTGTAAAAGTACCTAATGTAAAAAAAGACCCTGCTAAATTTACTACAATATATGATAATGTAAGGGCGGACCATGCTCCTTATAATGCTCATTTTAATTATGCATATGATGTAGTAAATGAAGGGTGGATTTTACATGTAGATGATGATGATATGTTAAAATATTCTAATTCTATTGAATGTATAGTACAAAATATTAAATCTTTTGATATAGAAAATATATTACATCTCTGGACAGTTGATTTCCAGGATTATTTAGTACCCCACCCAACAGTTTTACCTCGTTATAAAGCAGGAGAAAAATTCATCAGAGGAAATGTATCTACTATTGGTATATGTTTCCATTCATCATATAAAAAAGTAGCCCAATGGCATGAATGGGCTTTAGGGGATTGGGATGTTTACCAAAAATTAGACAAACAAATCTCTAATAGAAATTTTATAGAAGCAGCTTTAACAGGTATACAAACTTACCCTGGCAAGGGAGAATCTCACGACATAGGATAATGAAAATAATTTATAGAATATCAGACGCTGGGTATAATAAGATAAAACCTGATTATATTGGAAATGAACAATGTTTAAAAAATGCCACTGAAGTATTTAAGGATGCCGATTGGTCTATTATAGCAGATAATATTTCTCCTGAAACAAATGATATGGTCCAAAGGTATAAATCAAGGGGTTGTATTAACTATGTTTCTGTAGGACACGGTGCTGGAACGTTTAATATGGCATTAGATGAAGCTCTCATGTACCCCGATGATGAAATTATTTATTTTATTGAAAACGATTATCTACACAAACCTCAATCGAAAAAAATATTAGAAGAAGGATTTAATCTAGGTGCTCCATTTGTTTCTTTATATGATCACCCTGACAAATATTTAGATCCGTCTCAAGGGGGTAATCCTTATTGTGAAGGAGGAGCTGAAGATACTAGAGTATATTTAAGTGATAACTGTCATTGGAAAATGACTAACAGTACAACTATGACCTTTGCTGCTAAAGTTAGTACTTTAAAAAGAACAGAACCTATTTTAAGAAAACATACATTAGGATCTCATCCTAATGATTTTAAGATGTTTCTTGAATTAAGACAAAATAACGAATTACTAATAACACCCCTCCCAGGTTATTCTACTCACGGAGAAACAGCTTACTTAACCCCTTTAACCAACTGGTCAAAAATATGATTTCTGTAATTATCCCTACCTACAAAGAGCCCGAAGTGCTAGATGTATGTTTAACTTCTGCTATTGAAGGTCAAACCCAAAAAAACCAAATTATAGTAGTAGTAGATGGTTTTTATGATATGAATAAAGATGTAATTGAAAAACATAAAAAACATATTGAAGTTCTTAATTTAGAAAAAAACTATGGTTTATCCAAAGCTACTAATTTAGGAGTTTATAATGCTAAATCTAATAAAATTCTTATAGTTAATGATGATAACATTTTCCCAGATGAGTGGGATATAGCACTAATTGCTAGTTATAGACCTGGTGCTGTAATTACCCCTAATCAAATTGAACCTATTCCTAGTATATTTAAGCAAATGCATATTAAAAATTTAGGAAGAGATCCTGAAAAATTTGATATTAAAGCATTTTGGGAATACGAAGAAAGCATCATAGAAGAAAATAAAATTGAACCCAATGGTAATACTTTACCTATTTTTATGAATAAATGGGATTATCTGAAAGTAGGAGGATGGGATGAAGCCTATCCAGGAGCTTGGGTTGTTGATTGGGATTTTTTCTTAAAATGTGAAATTGCGGGTTTGCAAATGCTTCGAACTTATGAGTGCCATTTTTATCATTTTGTTTCTTATGGTACAGAAGCTACTCATGAAGAAAAACAGACTAAACAACAAAAAGAAGAATTATGTCATGAGTACTTTAAATATAAATGGGGGCAGTGGGCTAAGCATAATCCCGAAACTAACTCAAAGATGCTAGACTTTTAAATATTTATTACTGATAATAATTGTATTAATCTCCTAAATTTATTTATCATGAAAAAGAAGGAAAGAGAGGTATTATCTATTCAAATTGAATATGATTATGCAGAAGAGTTAGAAGAATTAGTAGGGAG